ACCCAACCCAAAAGCCAGTTAAATTATATTCTTGGTTACTTCAAACATACGCAAAACAAGGTGATAAAATACTAGATACGCATTTAGGTTCGGGGAGCATTGCAATAGCTTGTCACGATTACGGATTTGACCTGACAGCCTGCGAACTTGACAAAGAATATTTCGACAAAGCAATGGAGCGAATTAAAAATCATACTAACCAACAAAAACTATTCTAATGAAAATATTTTTTCAATCATTTCTACAAATCGGATTGGTAGCGGTAAATACGTTATTAATATCAAAACAATTATTTATAGGAGTTTTTATCTGTTCAAGCGCAATTAGTTTGCTTTGGGCGTTTAATGTTTCTAAAATCGCTTTATCTGATTTAAGGCAAAAGCTAATTTATGCACTCGGAGCAGGAACAGGAGCTATCACAGGTTTATTCCTAGTGAAATGCTTATTATGAAAACGAATGTAGCAATTATCGCTAACGTTTTGTCGCTTGTAGCAGGACGTTGATTCAAGACAAATTATACAAGCAAAAAACAATTTATAAATTAAAGACCGAAACCGTAATTAGTGTTATGCATTGTTATGCGGTGGTGCTTTTTTCAATACAAATATTAATCAATTAAATAAATAAATTATGGCAAGTATTTCAGTAGATGTAGATTTAGACGATTTCGATTTAGACGAAATTTTAGACGAATTAGAAGATAGATACAATAGAAATGGTATCAGAGGAAAAAATAACAAGCAAGAAATTGACGATTTCATTAAAAGAATGAAAATTGATTTTGAGGATGTCTTGCCACTACAAAATTTATCATTATTAAATAAAATGAAAATTGACTTTTTAACGAATAATCTCGAAAAAATTAAACTTCAAGACTTAGAAAATCTTATTTAGTTATTTTGGTTATGCGGTATCATAGCATCCCGCATAACGTTTTGCATCTTGTGGTCAGTTGCGGACGAATAAACACTGACCATACAAATATAAACTAATCTTTAAATTAAAAACTATAATGGAAAAACAAACCAAAACACCGCAATTGCCACAAAATGCTGTTAGCGGTTCGGTTACTAAAAAGCCGATTAATGTTTCAACTTTTAAAAATGCGGTTAGTTGTAAATATCTCAATAAAAAGATTGAAGTTATAAAACAACAACCAAATAGAAACGAAATAGTAATCGTAAGGATGGCAGAAAATAAAGAAGATTTAGAAACACCTTCTTGTCAATTTGAAACGATAAAAGGCAAAGTTTGCGTTACAAGAATAGCTATGTCAAATGAAGGTTTAGAAGCGTTGCATATCGCAATTAGTCAATATTTGCAGAATGGTTGTTTAACTGACCGCTAACGCTTCGCTTGTATGGTTAGTGCGGAAAAATAAGCCGAAACAATCCATTCAATACCAACCAATCCAAGTGCAAAATAAACTATAAATTAATCACTATACCGCATTAACTATACAAGCTGTTAGCGGTGTACCACGTAACACATTTTTAAATTATGAGCGCAATTCTATTAAGAAAATTGACTAAAAAATCAACTTTAAAATTTGGGAAATATAAAGATTACACAGTAGAGCATTTGTTTGGAATGAAAAAACAAATCGACTTAACCTCTATTTATTTCAAATTAAGCAATATAACATTTGTTGATGAAATACTTGACGAACTTGGAATAACAGAAAATTTCAGAATAGAAAAACCCTCAAAAAACGAGGAACTTTATAAAGATTTTATGATGGAAAAATACGGAGTAAAACAAAAGCCTAATAAAAAACTGCAACGTATGAAAAAAGAAACGGTTTCGTATAGAAAAGATTTTTTGACCAATCTTAATCACGGTCACCGCTAACTACTCGCTAACACTTATAAAAGTATTACTTTATTATGGCAACACCTTTAAAATATAGCAAAGTTAAAGTAATTAAGATTACAGAGCAACAACATCAAACGTTAAAAAAATTAGATATTTATAAAATTAATGTAGCTGAGTTCATTCGTCAGGCGATAGCCGAGAAAATCCATCGAGAACACAAAGATTTAATCCCGAAAGAAAAAAGTAAATGCCCTTTTTAATCAAAAAACCCCGTCCAATCAAGGCGGGGTTTAATGACTAATTTTATTAACCTAAAAAAACTTCATTGCAAATATATAAATTATTTATTTATAATATCATTAATAAAGTTAAAAAAATCTTTAGTTGGCACTTCCTCGATATGTATTGAATTTTTAATATAATCCCGTACTTTGACTTTAGCCTCGGTAATATTATTGGCCTCAACTTTATACTTAAAGTCAACTCCTTTTAACGTGCAAATAAAATTATATATCATATTTATTTAAAATAAGTGTGTAATCCTGGCAATCTGCCCGTTTTGTTTACAATGTAAAAAAGCCTCAACCGCTTTTGGACTATGCTCGTACCCGTTCCGGTGGTGCCAGCTATCCGTACCGCTTGGACTTCGTAAGCTCTCAACAGTTATACCAATATAATCCTTTGAGGTCTTGTGGTGAACGTGATGAGTATAGATATACCGGTGCTTTGTGTCCGCCCATTCCCTTGAAAACTCCTGAGCCATTAATAAAGGCAAATCTTGCTGTTTTGCTCCGTCTCCGTGAGTCGTTCCAATTAAATTATTAAAGTACTTAAATCCTTTTCTGTGTCTAATTGAACAGTCAAAAGTTATATTCTCGCAATTTTTAAAATATGTTTCAATAACCTGAGCTAAAAAAAATCCATTTGTATAATCGTGATTTGATGGATTAAAAGTGAAATGAACATCCGCAACCGATAACAAAATTTCCAATACCTCAACATACAACTGTTTAGCGATTAAAAAATTTGTGTGCCACATTCCATCTGTATCCTGTGGAGTTCCGCTTGTCGTTGTTCGTCCTGGACTATCAATGTGCAAAATATCATTTCCTCCAATAAACAAAATCTTATCAATTTGAAAAGAGGAAACCCTATTTAAAATCCCTTTCACTCCTTCCAAAACTCTTTGTACTGCGATTTGATTATTGTAATCCTCTCCGCACTCAAAAGCGCTGCAAAGTTTACCTATATGAATATCGGCCGGATCAATAACAAGGAGATAGCTTTCAGTATTTTTTATTCGTTCCAATTTTGGGAACTTTGGCGCATACTCTTGTATATTTTTAATTAAGTCCTCTTGTAAAGAACTCATAAAAACAACCTCCGCTGGTTGATAATCTGGATTGACAATAAAGCCACTTACTCCGCTCCCGTCTGGGTTTTTTGTCTTAATCCATAGGTTTTTAGCGGAGGTAAAATCTACTTTTATACTATCACAAGCGTCATAAATACCCTCATTATCGTCTAAAATCCTGTTGCGATGCCTTTTAATGTATTTTGAAAGTGAGTCTCTTGTTCCTAAGTCAATTTTTTCATCTATATAATCAATAACCTTAACAGATTCAATATCTTTATTTTCAGTTATTATTTTTTTAATTTGTTCGTCATAAACTTTAAACTTACTTCCGGTATATTGATTTGACATTTATTTGTTTTATTAGTTAGTAACTAAATAATAACCTCCTCCGGCTAGTAGTATTCCAGAGGCAACCTTCCAAATTGTTTTTTTTGTTTTTTCTGCTTTAATGCTTTTATTTAAAGATTTCTCTAATTGCAAATGTAATCCTATTTGGCTATCCTTTTGAATTATAATTAAGTCTTTATTTAAAATAATGGTATCTTTTAATATATTTTGATTTTCAGAAAATAATAAAATATTTTTTGTAAGTTCAAGCTCCATTTGTAAACCGTCTTTTTCAATGGTTTCCTTAATGTTTAATTTTGCAATAGTATCACTTAAAGCCACTCCATACTGAGTAATTGTGACCGGTAGTTTATATCTATTTTGGTAATAATTTGCAATACCTTTTGTATTTAGTTTTGGTACTAAATTAATTTTTTTCTCAACTTCTTTTATAATAGTAACAATTTTTACTCTCTCCGCTTGTTTTTGTTTCCCAATTTGAACAATATCCGCATTAAGTTGGGTTATCTTACTTTTATAAATATCAGCCTTTAAATCGCTTATTTTAATTTTATCTTTTAAAGCAAGTTGCGCATTTTCAGAGTTTGTGCAAGTGCTTAATATTATAATTGAAAGTAAAAATATAACGAAATAACTAATCGCTTTTGAGTAATCAATATTTACTATCATAAAAAATATAAGTTTGACTCTGCTTTTCTCCTTTGAACGAGTCCTTTAAGTTTTATTCCTGCCCCGGTTATGTATTTAGTTTCAAACCAAGTCTTAATTTTTGCCTCTGGAGCTGACTCGTTTATCAATTTAAAAAGAGTATCGGACCCTCCAGTATTGTACGTATAAGAAACAAGCGCATCAAATTGGTTTTGATTTAGCTTTATTTTTATTTTTCGCATTACAATATTTTCAAAAACTTGCAAATCCTGAGCCAGTGCAGTCTCTGCCTCTGCTCTTGTGTTTATTGTTCCAATAGGCCTAGCGATACTTTTTAAAAACTCTCCTTTTGAGTTTCTCATAGCTCGGCCATATCCTTCCGTCCATATCCCTGCCGGACATTTTTTAGGTTGCAAACCTATTTTATTAAGCTCGCCATCGTGCAAGCCTTCAAAGTCTTTTATTAATTCAATCCCTATTTTTGAGGTTCTCATTTCATTGATTTTTTTAAATTATCAAAAGCCTTTTTTAGTGCATCGTGTTCTTTTTGCAAATCGTTGAATTTCTTTTCCCAATTTTGGGATGCCTCTGTGATAATTCCATTTCGAAAATTAAGCTCTACGACCTCCTTTTTAAGTCCTTGTACTTCCAATATTACGGCTTCGTATTGTTGTTTATACTGCAAAGCAAAAGTTTCATACATTCCCTGGATGGTAATTGTAGCGTCTGCGTTTTCTTTTTTAAGGCTGACGTTTGCTCTTTGCTTTCCTCCAAAAACCCAAGCAATTGGAATAGAAATAGACGTCAGTAATAGTTGCCAATTTTCGAGAAGGAAATTTATCATTGTATTTTTATTATTAATTGTAAACTCTTATTTCTATGGATGCATTAGATGTTATACCATCTGTTTTTACAAAAAGCGTGTTAAAAGTCTCTATACTTACACTATCTGTTGTTAATGAAACAGCTCTTACAGATGGCATACTTATACTTGGAGTTATAAAAACAACTGTTTTATTTGTTGTAAAAGCTCCTGTTAAATTACCAAGATATGAGCCCGTATTAAGTCTAGTCCAAACAACCGTTCCGCCTAAGGTATTCTCTAATATAATTGCAGTTGGTTCGCTAGTACCTGATTGTGAAATTAAAGCTGTATAAACTTTGTAACCAACTGAAACGCCTCCGTCAGCTTTTAATAGTTGGTTCGCTACCGCTCCTGATTTTTTTATTGTAGTGGCTATTAAAGAACCCTCAACCTGTAATTTATCAACTCCGTTGTCGGTTGCTGTGTTTATTAAGACGTTGCCTGAAGGCAAAATTGTAACGGCATTGGAATAAGTGCCAGAATTTTCAGCAGCATTATTTGCTGTAACTAAAAAACTCATTCC